CTTCTTGTAACTGGAAGCTCTCAAGGACTGAAAGATTCCATAACCAACCAGCAGGGCCACCGGAATGTACTTAAGTATATACTTCAGCACATTAGCCTCCGATGTATGTTTTGTTGCCGTGCTCGTCGATTGTATATTCTCTTGTCTCTTTATATCTCTTGGGCTTGTATTCCCTGTTGGCAATCTTGTCTTTAATCCAGTTCCATACATAAATAATGGCCTTGATTGCGTACAGAGAACCGAAGTACTGAGCGATATAAACAATAAGGGCCCAGATGCTTGTAAGAAGAACACCGCCGGGAAGAAGGCCGTCTTTTGCAGCCCCCAGTGCTACAAAGATAGATGCGGCAACAGCAATGATAAGACAGCCATAAGTCTTAATAGCTGTTATACGTCTCTTTTTCATGTCGGCCTCATCCACTGATATAGATCCTTTTTCTTTCTCTGCATCTATTTTGGCAATCAGTGTATTGCAGGCCTTTTTGAATGTAATCTCAACAAAGATTGAGATAACAACAAATCCAAAAAACAGGATGCTGATTATTCCGGGAATCCAATCAGCAAACACAAAGTCTTTCCAATCAAACATGTTTTGTCCTCCAGGGTTATTTTGCTGCCGGGAGAAGCTTAAGAATTGTTTCAAGGAAGCTCTTCTTGAATTCTCCACCGGCTATAAAAATCGCAACAATGATTGCTATTACTGCAATGATTGTTATCTTCTGCCAGAGCGTCATGTGTGCAACTGCCTTGACAAGCAAGGCTCCCTGGTTCTGGACAGCATCAAGTTGTTTCTGCATACTCGACATTTGTTCTTTCATTTCCTTCTGATCTGTTTCCACGCTTGTCACCTTCCGATATAACTCGTCCATTTTTCGATCATGCAGACTACTATTTTTCTGCAGCTCTGAAATATCTTTTCGGTGCCTCCCTAGGCTTTCATCATGTTCTTTGAGTCTTTCTTGGATGTGTTTGATTTCAGAATCGTAATCCATATTCAACCTCTACTTACAGAGTACTCAACTTCTTCTTCAGAAGGTATGGGTGTCGGTCTGAGCTCTTCCATGTGATTGTGGACAAGTTGGCAGCTGTGCCCCATGTATACCGGACACAGCTCCTTCTGTTCACAATGCTCACATTCATCAATATTTTTATGCTGCGACATAAGGCTCGCCGGTTATGAGAGTGTACTGTGCAGGGGTAATCTTACCCTTAACTACTGCATCTCTTACTTTGCTCTTGCTCCAGAGCCCGTTGTCGTAGTAGTACTTAATCTTTTCAAACATAACTTCCTCCTTATCCGATGCTGTCAATGTCAACGTCAGTCATCATGGCAATATAATCAAGCTTTGCCTGCTGCTCCATATAGATGTCAAACTCCCTGGGGGACAGCTTGCATTCCTGATACTGCCAATGTTCAGGCCTTTCCTTTCCTTCTTCAATTGAAGCAGGAACAAGAACGAAGTCCTTTCTCATAAAGACGCAAGACTGACTGCTTTTGTCGACGGCAGCCGGCTTTGTTGAATTGGAATTCTCACTTGGGTACCACATTCTTCTCTCCTTTTGGTCTTGTCATAACGACTGACCTTTTTCTTTAGTATGCGCATATCAACAAAAGGCTTGATCCTTTGCTGGTATATCTTGTAAGTATTTGTGCAGCCAAACCATCCAATATAGGAAAGCATCTGTCTGCAGTCGTGTATTGTTACAACAGCCTTCCGTCCAATCCTCATTGCTTTTCGTGAGGCTTTGATCAGAATTGTTTTTCGCAATACTGTTCTATTCCGATAGAACCGGAATCCCATAAAGTCCAGGTCTCGGCCTCTTTCGTTACCGTTCCTATCGGTATAGGTAAACCGTTCTATCTGCCAATTGTCCTTCAGGGTTAAGCCCAGGTAGTTCTTCAGATATGCCTCAATAGATTCTTTGATTTTGTGCAGCTGTCTCTTGTTGGGGCCGAACACAACCATGTCATCCATGTAGCGCACATAGTAAACTGCCTGCAGCTCTTCCTTGATGTAATGATCCAAACCGGTCAAATACCAGTTTGCCAACCATTGTGAAGTATAGAAACCTATTGGAATGCCAACGTCTGTTACGTCGATTACTTCAAACAGCACCTTCAAGAATCTCTCGTCATGGAGCCTCTTCTGGAGCATCTGCTTCAGGATGTCATGTGGTATGGTGTTGAAATACTTCCTGATGTCAAGCTTCAAATAGTACTTCACATTCCTTGTGTCATGGCTGATCCAGCGTTCAATTCTTTTCTTGGCGGAATGAACACCTTTGCCGGGTAATGAACCGTAAGAATGTTCATACATACCTTTTAAGAAGATAGGTTTCAGGCAATTTACAAGCATGTGGTGGATAATCTGTTCCTCATACCAGGGAACAAGAATTATTCTCCGTTTCCTTGAAATACCGTCGTAGATCTCTTTTGGTACATGTGGCCTGTTTGTGAAATTCTCAGCGTATGCCCTGATTGCAGGAATAAATACGTCAGGATTCTCGTAGATCTCTTTTACGTCTGTTCTATCCCTCTTACCTAAAGAGGAATTAGCAATAGCAAGTTTGATGTTGTCGTCAGAAACAAACTGTTCCCATAAATGACTGTAAGATTTCAATGTTTCTTATCCTCTCACCCGTTTTCGACAGGCTACTAACAGGTGCTTGCTGTGAGTTAATTTTCGCCAAGGGGCGAGGAAAGTAAGGGGCATTTAGAAACCTAGATAAGTAACCGCCGCACCGATGTTCCAGTTCGTGTTGGAAGCAGTGTTGTTCAGATTGCAGTAGAACGCCCCGACATTCGCGTCGTTGTTACAATTGCCGCCGCGATAGGCACCAACACGGAGCACAGGACACGAGCTTATCGCCCCTTAAATCCCTTCCAATAATCCTTCTCTATATTGTAATGAGGGGAAGTGCTCTTCCCCTCTCGGCAAAGCCGATTCACCCTATGCTGCAAGTGGCTTACAAGAAACCGCCGCACCGATGGCCCAGGTCGTGCCGGAAGCAGTGTAGTTCAGATAGCAGTAGAACGCCCCGACATGCGCGCCGTAGTCACAAACGCCGCCGCGAGAGGCATAGTCCGTCTGACTGTCGTTGAACCACAGGCCATCACAGAAATACGTAGAAGAGGATCCTGATGCGGCAACAGGTGCCATGCCGTACGGTGAAAACCTCATTTCGTTTATATATCCTCCGTTGGTTCCAGTATGGCCGGACACTCCGGTTGTAAGGTAGCCGGTTCCATCTGTGTTGTAACTTGAGGCAGATGATCCGTCTTTGGTGGTGTAGGTGAGCTTGACCTTCTCAGTGCCACTGGCATTGATATGGCCAGCATATCTTCTCCACTGGTTACCCCACCAGTTCTCCATACCAAACACCTTCACCCCGTAGGTTGTGGTGTTGCTTCCCCAGAACATGCCCTTTGTATTCATTGTTCCGGTTGAAAGGATGTTTGAAGCTGAAGATGCCTGGCTTCTTCTGCCTTCTCCGAAGACTGCAGCTGTATCCATATTCTTTCCCATGAGAATCAGCAGGAAGTTGATCAGCATAATGTCTGCATAGACTTCTGTATTCCATAAGACCTCTGAACCGGGATTGTTTGCCTTTGCAGCTGTAACTTCAGCTGAGGCGTTCATTGCGGTTGTCAGATAGGTGTAGTCAAGGCCGGAGATTGATCTAAGCTTGGAATCAACTTTCGCACCGTTATAAATCGGTGTATAGAAGTGATCCACAAGTATTCCCTGGTTGTTAATGAAAGACCAGGCGTGGAATGTGGAATCAACCTGATGGTCTGCAATAAAGACTGTGCCGGACTTGGGGTTTGAATCGGGAATGACTTTAATCCAGATCTTCTTACCGTTCTGGCCCCATTCCATCATGGCATTTCCGCCATAAGTGGTGTCAGCTACAGCTGAAGCAGTTCCGTCTGCTTTCTTGGTGTAGTCGTCCGGATCCAGATAATAATCTACTGTCCCGTCGTACTTCAGCATACAAGGACGTGGCATAAAGAACGCATCCTTCCACGAACCGTAGTCAAAGTAGTCTTCCGTATAGTTCATCTTTGCCGGTGTCATTCCGACAGCATCCTTAAGGTAAGTTACCATTGCTGCCGGGTTTGATTCTGAGCCGTCTACATGGAATCCGTAAACGACTCCCTTTTCTCCGTTGATTGCTGCAGCAATTTGAAGAAGAGCATCCTTCATTGCCTGTCCTGTCTGATCAGTAAGCAGCCTCTTAAGTGCATCTGACATTTACTGTCCTCCTATTTATTACTCGCCTGAGAGCTTCTGGCAAACATAGCCTTCTGAATCGACATAAAGTCCTATTTTGCTGAAGTCTGACTGTGAAGCTTTTCCTGCATAGTACTTTGCGTTGTTGTTGTGCGTCGGGTCTGTATCAGGAACGGGCACCCCGTTCTTTTCTCCAACGGCCCATGCCTCGGATTCTTCTGCAGAGCCTTCAGCTGCTGTGGCGGAATTACCTGCGGCTGTAGCAGAAACGCCTGCGTTTGTTTCTGAAGTTCCTGCAGCTGTTGCGCTGGCTGCAGCCTTTGCAGCATGATGCTTGGCAGAATACTTGCCACTTTCTACTTCGACATCCTCAGCCTTGTCAGCCCAGTCTTTGGCTTTATCTCTGGCAGTCTCTGCACCGGTCTGCGCCGCCTGTGCACCTGTCTTTGCTGTTCCTGCGGACGTGGCACTGGCAGAGGCCTTTGCAGCATGATGCTTTGCGGAATATTTGCCGGTCTCAACCTCTACGTCTTCTGCTTTGTCGGCCCAATCCTTAGCCTTGTCTCTTGCGCTTTCGGCTCCGGTTTTTGCTGTTTCCGCCCCGGTCTTTGCATTCCCTGCAGCTGTGGCAGAATTACTTGCTGCGGTTGCATAGTTCCCGGCTGTTGTAGCTGAGCCGGATGCACTGTTTGCACTTGCTTTGGCTTTGGCTGCATGGTGTTTGGCAGAGTACTTGCCTGCCTCTACTGGTGTATCTTCGGCTTCTTCAGCCCACTTTCCAGCCTTTGTTGCTGAGTTTCCTGCATTGATTTCTGAAGCACTTGCGGCCGCTGCAGCTGCAATGGCTGCGGCAACATCATCATCAAACGTTTTCAGGTCACGGACTATGGCAACATCTCCGGATCCATCAAATCCGAGTATGGTTCCATATCCGGATCCCTGTCTCTTAACCTTTCCGGGAAGGGTTATATTAGAACCTTCCTCGTCTTCTGAGAACAGGACTGCTCTTGAAAGCTTTTCCTTGTGCTCCTGCAGAATAGCAGTCGCCTTGTCAAAAGCCTGCTCGATTTCCTGAGCGTCGAGAACCTGTCCGTTGATCAGGTCTCTCTCCTGGGTGACGGGCACGGCTCTCATAATTGTGAGCTTTGTTGCATCTCCCCAGTCTGATACCTTGGTCAGTGTTCCGGACACCCCATCAGGATTTGACAGAGTATAATCTGTCCCCAGAGTCAGTGTTGTTAGGTCTCCGTTTGCTTCTGTGAGAAGAACCAAAATCTGGCTCTTGTCCCAGTAACCGAACGTGATTGAGAACGAGCTCACCCCGGGTGTCAATGTATAACGTACAGCTGTAGTCGGGTTTGTTAACATTTACTTCCTCCTATTTCTTATCTCTTCCCAGCAGAACCTGCGGATCTCCCGTGACTGCTGCATACCATTCTTTAATACCGTTAACCGGGAAACCGACTAACAGTCCTGCTCCCTGGGCGGCGTTGTACCACCCATTAAGCTTGTTTTCTCCGGCAAGACCTGTCTTGATTCCGCTTACCACTCTGTCAAAGCCCGGATACAAGGAACTTGAAATACTGGGCTGATTCTCTCCGGTAATAACTGTCTTCAGAAGACTGGTTATGTATGAACCGACAAGAGGAACACTGTCTGTGATTTGAGACGTTGTTCCGGCAAGCAGCTTCTTCAGCTTATCTTTGTCCTCGTCGTCATCGTCAAAGCCTTCAGTAACCAGAGCAAGTAACAAGCCTGCGGTTGAATAACCGATAAGAGTCATAAGACCTCTGTTCCGGAAATGCTTGTAAGATTCGTTTCCGGACTTCTTTATCTTTCTAGATGTACTGAAGTCCTGCACGGTATCATAGGCCACGTTCTGCCAGATGGTGTTCAGTGCAGTCTGGAACTGTGTAAAAATCTTCACGGCCCCGGAACCCTTGAACATAGGTGCAAGCTCTGAAGACACCCCGTTTGGTTGCGTCTGATATACAACCGTGTCGGCATAATGCGCCGCTTCCTTCATACTCTCTATGTCATTCTGGTACTCAAACTCTGAGAGCTTCTTGTTGTATACAGCAAGCCATCCGGAAGCAACAGCCCAGCGGTCTATCCATTCAAGCGGCTGCATGACTGCGTTCTGTACCTTGTGGTATGCTTTTTTAACCTTGCCATTACCACCTTCTGCAGCATCCTGCCTGATTTCTTCAACTGTCGGGTTCATGGATCTTCTTTCCATGAACGGGCTCAGAGCTGTAATCATGCGCCAGGATTCAACCGGATGTGTTGTGAAGTCAATGATTCCCTTGGCCAGCTGTACCGGATTAACAAAGCGGAGGAACGGCATAGGGGACGTGATTCCCTGCAGCACAACACTTGAGGCTTTTGCTCCCAGATACCCCGTGTAGATTCCACCCCGAAGGACTCTTACAAGTCCGTCAAGGCCGGTATCCTCGTTGAATGCCTGCGGACGTGCAACCTCGTTGATGTAGGAATTGATGTCATTCATCATTCCGGATCCGAAAGTTGCCTGTATTTCGCTGCGGAGATATTCGCTTCCTCTGTTCTTGAAGATGCGGTTCATCTGACGTACCCACGGTGTGAATATGATCAGGTGCTCGTTTTCTTCAACGCTCTTGAGCCATGTTCCCAGCATGTCCATCCTGGTCGGAGTCTGGAAAGCCGGAGATATGTTAATTCTCTTCTTGGTCTGTCCCTTCTGCGGAGTACTCTTGGACTGCGGAGAATACTTGGCCCTCATTTCTGCGGCCTGTGTTGCTGCCATCTGTGAGCCGTTCTGCTGGGTGCGGTAGATCCTCATATAGTGTTCTACCTTGTCCTGGGTGATGTTGTACTCTTCCTGCGTAACAGCGTTGGATCTCTCAAAGTTTTCAGGCTTCTGCCATTCGTCGTCTATAGCCTGGAAGAATTCAAGGTATTCCGGATGCTGATAGAACAACCCCTGTGCAGCCTGTTTGAAGTTCCTGTATCTGTCATCTCCCATACGGCGGATTCTGTCGTTCCACTCGTCATCGTTGGAAGTCTGGGCTCTCTCAAACTCCTTCTCCCTCTGGGTTACAAGATCGCCGTAGGCAAAGGCTTCATAAGTCTGAGGATCCTTTTCCGCAAACAGCCCGTATGCCAGGTCGGAATAGGTCATCATGGTTGTCCGGGTACCATCAAGGTATACAGGCACCTTCTGGTAAAGGTCAGACGGCTTGATTCCTTTTTCTTCCATCAGTTTATAGATGGGCTGGACTCTCTTCTGAATGGCCTGATATTCCTCGTTGTCCAGCTTTCTTCTCTGGTCTACAAGGATGTCCCAGGCTGTTCCCTGAGTGTTGTTGTCAAGCCTCTGTGCTTTGCGGTCGATTCCCAGAGTCTTGTTGAAGGTGTTCTTGAATTTAGTTCTCCACTTCTTCTCCAGCTGACGTGCCTCTTCGCTGTTAGGAATAGGCGTGGTCTCCGGATGAAGCCTGTTGGCCTGAACGGTGTGGATTATCTGGTTTCTCAGCTGCTCGGCAATCATGTTGCGCTTATCAATTTTGGCCTGCCAGATCTGTTTTCCCAGCGTTCTGAGGCTTTCAACATATTCGGCCATTTCTTCGAGCTCTGAAACCGTCCATTCATTGAGAGGTGTCTTGGTCAGACGGGTCAGCATGTACGGCGTTATGTTCTCAAGCTTGATGTCACCCCGTTCTATTGCTGCTCTGAGCTCCGGTACGGTCATAAGCTTACCGGCCACCCTGATTTTGTCCCTTCTGTTGTTCGGATCCACTGCGGCAGCAATGGCCTGAATCTCGGCTCTCTGCTCCCAGTTGACATCTTCATTAAGCCTCGGGCTTGTGATGATGTGTGCCAGGTTCTCTTTGTGTTCCTGAAGCTCTTTAGCCTTGGAGATCTGTTCCTGTTTCTCCCTGTACTGGTTTCTTATTTGAGTCTGAGCCTTGTAAATTGCCTCTCTTCTTTCCGCTGCGGCTTTGGCTTTGTCATCCTTTCTCAGCTGCTTCATCTCTTCATTGAGAATGGCAATGCGCTCTGAGGCACTGTTGACCTTCTTAAATTCCTCAGCTGTCATCCTGCGGCCATTACCGATTTTCTCCTGGACTTTCTGAATTA